AACTGTTTCATCAGTGTAATCTGCTAATTGGCCGATAGCGTCTTTCTTTTCTTTAGTAGGACGGAAGCAAGTTTCTTCATAAGTATCTGCCAAACCTTTAAGTGGAGTCCAGTCACGACCGATAGATACTTCAGGAACATCTTTACCAGATGCTACTGGAGATACCAAAGATTTAGCATTAGCAGCTGCTTTAAATTTATCGCCAGCCTTACGCAAACGAACAGATGCACCGCCATTTGCAAGAGTCAATGTAGAGAATTTCTTTTCAGATTCAGTATCTACCAAATCCATACGAGGGTCAACTGCTACTACACGACCTTTAGGAATAACGATTTGATTATAACCAACACCAAAACCATAACGGAACAATACTGGCAAACGGAAATCGAATGCATATTTAATATTAGGAACATCATGTTCAGAAACATTAATTTGAGTATTGGTACGATTAATACGGTCATCAGAGTGGTCACGGAAGCCAGGAAGGTTTGCTTGGAAGCGAGAACCATCATAAC